GAGAATGAACTTTACGCGGGGAAGTTCTCCCCGCGGTGCTTCAAAACATATTTCCGCGCTGCTGACCCTCTTTGAGGGCCATCTCACGAACATTGTGCCCACGTACTCCGTGGGCCTTCCGTTTATATGGAGGGCGTAATGCATACCCCCCGTGTGGCCATTGTTGAGCACCACACCGAATAAACCGTTCGCAACACCGTAATCTTTCGCGATAACGTGCATCCCGTCCTCGCGACCGCTTGCGCTCTGAAGTACGCCAAAACTAATAGTGGTACGTGTCATTGAAATCACCTCCTAAAGGCTGGGCAATGACAACCCATTAATACCCATCTACTACCTATGACTTCGTTCCATTGTCATAGTTGTGGATATATGGTTTAATAATATATATCCAAATTTATTTTTATTTTCTGATATAATCTATTCGAATTTTTTCATATAAACAGAACAAACTGTAGTAGGAAATAGAATAGAAGGAGGGTATGTTGTGTTTGATGTAAATGGAATCGTATACGCATCATTTATGGTATTATTGAGATCGATGTTTTGGCAGTATGATAATGATGAAAAAAAAGTAATAGACTTTGCTAATAGAGAAGTAAAAAATTGTATGTTATCATTTGGAGAAACATTACATAGTGGTGGTAATATAAAAAACATAACAAAGTCTGTTAAGAAGATACGTAAAGATTATGATTATGTTAGAAAATATTTCAATAATAATATGTTTATAGATTCTGGAGGATTTCAGATTCAAATGGAATTAATAGAACCAGAACACATTCCATGTCTAATAGAAGGTTATTGTGATTTCATACATAACATTCCACATAACAATACATATTATTTTATTGAAGATGTCATACCAACACAGAATGGTAAAGTAAACAGACAACAAGCATTTGATAATACTATATTAGGTATGAAAGAAATGTCTAAACTATCTGAAGAGAAAAGAAAGAATATTTATTTTGTATATCACTTTCAATCACCAACTATATTTGATCTTTGGCAGGATGTTATGAAAGCAGTTCCACCAGAAGAATACTTAGGTGGACATAGATGGGCTGTGGGTGGAATTGTTTCTAGTAGTGGAACATCTTCAGATACTTCTTTTATATCATATATGATTCCTATGCAGGATATATTACAAAGAGAAATGTCTTATTTGAAACAAGGTAAACCCATGTATTTTCATATACTAGGTGTTACTGGTTTCTTAGATATATTCTTCTTTACATTATTTGAAGCATTGTTAAAAAAATATGAAATGAATGTTAGTATTACATTTGATAGCACATCTTCTATTATGTCTGTATGTTTGGGTAATGGATTTACATTTTGGGAAAATGATCCAGTTCCTGGATTCTATACAGCAGATCTTAGACCATCACAAGCTCATAAAGGTGTCAAACACATCCAACATATAAATGAACATATGACTAATGAAAAAATAATACAATCCAAAATAAAAGAAATGCAGACTAAATTTGGTATGACTGGAATAGATACACATGTAGGTGAAAACGGTCGTATGGTTACAGCTACTCAATATGTATTTATGTTATATCAAATGTTATCATTTAGAAATATGCATAAATGGTGTCAAGAAGAATCAAAAAAATTAATAGATCTATTCTATAAAGATAAAAGAGAATTTGGTATTGAACTTGTTAATACTGCTAGTCATTTACGTGCTGGTAAAATGACTAGAGATAGTTCACACAAATGTACTGCTATTTTTAATACAATAGAAGCATTTGATAAAATACTTTCACATAATGGAAAAGGTAATTATAAATCTATAGATGCTATTCGTAATCAAATTAATACTCTACTACAATCATTTGAAAGTAAAGAAGTATTAGTAGAGAATACTTGGTGATGATATTACAAAAAATAAGGGCCCTGTGATAGCGGCCCAAATTATTACTCTATTATTTCCCACCCTCTTTTCTTAAATTCTTCTCTAAGTTCCTTTTCGAACTCAAACTTAAAAAGTCCCTTGAACCAATTAAAAAATCTTGCCATTATTATCACCTCCGTGTAGAGTAATGGCAACCCTTGAAATTTTGTTACACTTAAATAATATACATCTAAATAAGATCGTATAAAAAATAACTCTCCTAGATTATAGAAACCTAGGAGAGTTATTGATTCTATTTAGTGAAAATATCGTTGCGGTGTTTCGGATTGAGATTTGTAATTTCTATTAACTTACACCCCCAATCCTTTATTTCTTGCGGATGAAACAAATGAACCCCGCATTCACCGAAGTCCGTATACAGATCACCTACACGCGCAATTGCGTGCGAATGATGCTGTATGCGATATATCTTGCCACCACACAGACGCTCAACAGCAAGAGCGTAGTCCAAGCAGGTAGCATATTTGGACTTGATTACTTCTATTGTTGGGCGCAAATTATCTGCTTCGTATTTTAGCGTCCTGATATTTTCGTAGGGGATATTTTTTATAGATTCCCCTTTAACAGTAATACCCCACACGTGGTCTTGGTACAATTGAATCAAATCCATTAACGATATCATGTTGAACCTCCTCATATAAATGATAGATACATTATAATCATATATATGTAAAAATTATCGATAGTGTAGAACAAATAATAGGAGGAGTTATAAACCATAAATTGAATCTGATAGATGGGAGTGTGTTTTGTTTTGGTAGAGCAAGTGGATCTTCTTCAGCAATTAAGAAGAATCTTGGAAAATGACAAAGTATTTATAGGTTCTGAATTTTTGTCATTTTATGCTAGAATTGTATTTGGTAAAAAACCAGATCCACAGACAGCTAAAAACGCATCTATATTATCAAAAGAATTTAAAGCATTATTGGATTCAATTAAAGCAAAACAGAAAGATAGTGGAATCAATATTGTATCTTTGGATTCATATGAACAAGAGATAGTAAAATTAATAGGTAAAACATTTGATAATAATACAAAAATAATTGATGGAGATGTATGTTTAGATAAGTTTAAAACATTAGTAGCAAAGAATACAGTATTGAATTCAGAAAAAGCAACAGAGTATTTGAATAAATATTTATATCAAGAAATATTGGATACATCTAAAGTGACATTGATAGAAGAACGTTTTATGCATAGAAAGTGTTTATTTAATACAATAGGACAGTATCAGGCATTATATAATTTTATTTTAAACGGACATCAAAAAGCAGAAACCTTTAATGATTTTCTTAATGATTTTACTAATATATTACAAAACGCATTAATGGAAACAAAGATGTATAATGCACAAAATGAACATACGGTAGCTATGTCTGAAGAAGAAATCAAAACAATATTAACAAGGGAATTAAGTAGAGAACGTATTTCTACAAGATATAAAGTATTGGATCGTATTTGTAATGGTGGGTTTGAAAAAGGAAGGGTATATATGTTTGGAGGAGTTTCTGGAGGAGGTAAATCATTAACTCTAGTAAATCTAGCATATATGTCATTAAGATCACTTCAAAATAAAGCAGAACAAAAGATAGAAGAAGATAAACCAATAAAGAAAAAAGGCGTTTTATATTTATCTTTAGAAAATAGTATAGAAGAAACTAAAATGCGTTTTGTATGTTGTGGATTAGGTTTAAGAAAACATCAAATAGATGAATCTACATTACTTGATCAATTACATGAATTTGAAAATGCTTTTGAATGTTGTTTTCAAAATAAAAATACAGATTTATATATTATTTGGAGATCTCCAAAATCTATTAATAGTTTAGATATTATGTCTATGATCAATGATCTTGAAAGACGTAACGACGTAGAAATATCAATAGTTTATGTAGATTACGCAGATAAACTTAATGCTATTAATCCTTCAAGATCAGATCAGGAATGGCGTGACTTAGGTTCTATAATAGATGAATTAAAAACTTTAGCAGTTGATTATAATATTCCTGTAGTAACAGTAACTCAGCTTACTACAAATTCATATAAAAAAGATACACCATTAGATGGTTCATCTGTAGCAGGTTCTAGACGTAAATTTGAAAATACAGATTTCTTAGCTATATTTGATTTCATATCTAGAGATATGAAAGTTTTAGATGCTAATACAATGTCTTTAGAAACTATGGATGGTATTACATCACAAGAAGATTGGGTTGAAATTTGGTGTACCGTAGATAAAAATAGAGACGGTATTTCAAATATTAAATTTAAAGTTTATATCGATTATTCTTCTTATCGAATGGTGGATGATATCAATGAAATAAAATCTATCTTTGGCGTTAATATTCAAAACAGTACAATAGAACGTCCAGATGATACTTCGTGTAGGGTTAGTAAAAAAGATATGACAAAATTTTTATAGGAGGGTTTTTGTAAAGTGAATATTACTAAAAAGAAAAAAATTATTAAACACATGAAAGATAATTCAGACAAAATGGAACTCCAAATGGGACTTGGCTTTTTAGATTATAAAATGTTAAAAAAATTTGAAACTACTGAAATAGAATTAAAAGAAATGTTTGGTAATGACCACGTGGAACCTATGTTAAATAATAAAGGTTTTAATATAAAATGGAAATAAATAAGAGTGCCCTCTTTTAGAGGGCACTCTTATTTATATATTTAGCTTATATTAACACCAGGAACAACATCTTGATCACCTGTTAAATCTGTTGTAGGTGTTGCACTTTTTACTGGACCGGACCATGCTTTTTGATATGGTTTTGGATCTTTTATAGGTGTTACTGGTTTACCACCAGACCATGCTTGTTGGTATGGTGCTTTAGAAGAAGCAAATAAACCTAAATATACAAATGTTGCTGCAATAGCAGCAATACCACCAAGAATCCAATATCCATATTTTTTAATTATAGACTGTTCTGTTTCTTTCTTTTCTTCTGCTTCTTGAGCAAAATCTGCAAGTTCATCTGCTACAGGTTTTGCTTTTTTAATTGTAGCTACAGCATTACTAGTTGTATTTTCAGATTCTAAAATTCTAGCTATTAAATTATTAGAAAAATCAAAACCTTCATTAAGTTTATTTTTAAATTCATGCACATTACTATTAAGTGCTTCTACTGTTTCTTCTTTCTTACTACCACGAACCCATTTAACAACTTTATATACAGCAAAAGCAACTAACGAACCTAAGAAACCAATTCTCAAACCAGTTCCAATACTCATTTGACCGCCTGTAAATATTTTAGCATCTAAACCTTCTGCTTGAATTTGTGTTGCTTTTCTAGAAAATGTACTAAACATACTTTGTAAATGAATATTTATACGTTTCCAAACAGTTAATTGTGCATTGGGTAAATATTCTTCAGATCCTACCGTATTACTCGAATCACCAACATCATTTAATCCAAATAATGTTTTAAATCCTCCCCATAATTCTAAAATTAACCATTTTAAAGCATCACCAACAGAACTAAGATCGTTTGCTAGTGTTTGAAATATCGCAGAAGGTTCTGATGCTGGTTTTAAATCCTTACTATCTCCACTTAAAAAAGTAGTTTTTATATCTTTTAAATTTTGAACAATATTTTTAGTATATCTAACGGTTCCATCAAAAGAGGTTAAGTCAAATTCTACTTCATTAAGTCTTTTAGTTCCATTCTTATTCATCTTTCAATCCTCTACCTTTCAAAAATAGTTTTTTATAATTACTGTTTTTCAACAGTTACAACAAGAAATTATGTTTTGTCACCAAACACACCATCTAAAGATCCCGTAGCATAAATAACACCAACAATACCTAACGCCATTAATAAGAAAATACAAATTTTTCTTAAGATAGTCCAGAACTTACTTTCTTTTTGTTGTACTTTTTGTGAAGTTATTTGATTAAGTTCTTGTGCATTTTGTGCTGCGCTTCTTAATACTTTAATAGTAACATAGTTTTCATTTAATCTTTCTTCTTTTAATAAATCAGAATATGTTGTAAATTGTTGTATTAGTTCTGTTTCATTCATATTTTGTTCTTCTGGTTCTTTAGAACTAAACCATTTAACTAATTTAGTAAACAACCAAATACAAAAAGCAGCAATAACACCCCAAACTAACCATGTACTAGCAGGAAAACCAATAATGTTTGTTGTTTTTAAATAATTAAATACACCGCCTTCAGATCCAATAGAACCAAAAAGACCTTTTAAAAAATTAAATGCTCCAGTAGCAGCACTCACTATACCTTTTAATAAAGATTCTCCTATAGATCCTAAAGATTCTCCTAATTCTGAAATTCGTCCTCTAAGCCAACCTAAAATACCCGTTCCTGCTTTTGATGGGTCTGCTAAATCACTCCAACTACCAATTGCTCTTTTTGTATCTTCGCCTACTATACTAAATTCATCACTTAAAAATCCTTTTGCACTTTCATATGAAGTAAATATTTTATCTTTATTATTATTAATTTGCATTTTTAAAAAATCTTTTTCTTTTCCATCATCTAGTGTAAAAATTTTAAGAGAATTCATTACATAACTTCCTATAGCACCCCATACAGATTCTTCTGCTTCTTTTAAATACATTGGTGCTTCCAAAAGAAAAGGTTTTTGTTTTTGTATATGTAATAAACGTTGAGTATTAGCCATTCAACGTAGACCCTCCTTTCTAGGGTTTTAATATAGATCATCTATTATTTGTTCTGAATTAATATAAGCACAATATTTATAATAAGTTTTAATGTGATTTTAATAGGGAACAAATAATAGGTAATATTTCATAATAATTTATAAATACAGGGAGGTGTTCCCTATTAATAATATACCATCTTATGCTCAAAGAATATGGGCTATAGATATTGTAGAAAGAAATGCTAGAAGTAAGGGTCAATATTTAAAGAAGGATATAACAGATTTTCCAAATTTTATTAATAACGTTACTAAAAAATATCCTGCATATACAAGTACTATAAAAAAATGTTTAGAATCTACAAAAAATATTCTTTCTGAAATTATGACATGGGCGCATGAAAATTTAACAATAGATAATTTAGTTCAATTAAAATGGTTCAAATCTTTTTTAAAAACAGTATTGAATAGTTTACGAGCAGGTTTAAATTTTGCTTTATCTATGTTAAACCACTATATAAAAGTATCCACATCCAATCCGGGTAATGCTGCAATAGCATCTGTTTTAAATGTAGCTGTTGTCACTATGGCTACGTCATCTGCAATACTAGGAATTATATCTGCTGTTATTACTTTAGGTATGAGTTTGTGGTTAAACAGTGCAGAAAAAAATTGTATTCAATTGAATAGAGAACCTGGTTTGTTAGATAAAATAAAAGGAAAAATAAATAGTTGGTTTGATAAAGATGAAGATATACCAGAAGAATTATTACCACCAGAACCAAAAACACCATCTATTACTATGACAAATATTAAAGAAGATGCTAGTTTGGTTGGAGCATTTATCTTTTTAATATTTTTAAAAGCAGCAATTGCACATAGGTTTAATGAAGAAATAAAACAAAAGACAACTATTTTATCAGCATTATTTACTCCAACAGGTGCATTGTTAGGATTATTAACTACAATGATGCTTGTGGGTAGTGGCGGAGCATCCGCTATAACTTAGAATTATCATAGAAATAAAAATAGGAAGAAAGAAGAAAAATTTATAAGGGGGATTTTTTATTATGCCAAAAGTTGCAGATATTATGAAAGATGTTACTAAGGATGTAAAATTTAATACTCATATTGAAAAAGTATTATCTACTACATCTAGTAAAATACCAAGCGGTGCGTTTATTCCTACTACAATTGCTGACCTTGAAAAAGAGATTGATATAGATTTACAAGAAATTAGACAAGCAGAAGCGGAAATAACAGGACAGTATTTTAATGAAGAAGAATTTAAAACACTTAAACAAATGTTTAGAAATGAATATTTTACAGAAGCGGAATTTAAAACTCTTAAGAAAATATTTAAAGAAGATGAATATGCATTAGAACCAATCGAAGATACAGGTGATATGACTGTAGCTAGTACAGCAGACACAGATGCAGGTGAAACAACTGTTATGTCTATGGATGCTGTTGGTGAAGAAACACCAATAGAAGATGATATTGATGGTTTCTTAAATATCACTGCTGACGCTGATGCTGATATTGGTTTGAGTTTAGAAGATGATATTTTATCTGTTGATACTGGTGATGTTAATTTAGATATTAATACAGCAGAACTTGGATTAGATGATACAGTACCTGCAGAAGTTGCGGATGATAATATGGTTATGGCTGAAAGTATGCTAAATAAAATTAAGAAAAATATTAAAACTGTTATGGAACAAGTAGCAAAATATAAAGAAAATGTTAGTAAACCAAAAATTAGAAAACTTAAAATTAAAACAAATAGAAAAGTAGAAAACATCGATACGTTAAAACAAAAATTAGATAGTTTGTTGAATGAAGAAAAACATTTAGATGTATTAGCACTAAATGATACAGCGGTTAGTGCAGAATCACAAGAATTACAAGGTATTCAAGGTTTAGAAGAAGATAATGTCGAAGTACAAGTTAAAGAAAGTGAAAAAATGTATAACGCTATTAAGAAAAATATTAAAATTGTTATGGAACAAATTAATATTTATAGAAAGAAATTTAAAAATACAAAGAAATTAGAAGTAGCTCAACTTCAAAAGAAAATTATGGATGTGTTTACAGAAACACAAAAATATAATGAAAAAACTATTTTTGAATCTCTAAATAAACTTACTAAAAAATTTGATAAATTACTTGAAACAACATTTAGAGAAGAAGATAATGATGTTGAAGATACAGAGGAAGAAACAGAAGATACTACAGACTTTGGTTTAAATGATCCTGTAGAAGATATGCCTGAGGCTCTTGAAAAGACGGATGATGTATTAACTATGAAATCTGATGTTTCTACAGAACCCGCAGTTCTTAGTATCGTATTACCTGATGGTGTGTCTCCTTCTGATATTCAAGTAAAAGTAATGGAAGAATCTGATGGAGCTCCTATTATTACAATAGAACTTCCTGTTGGTACAGATACAGACTCTATTGAAGTAACTGCATCTGAACCGGAAGATATGTTAAATAAATCAGAAAAAGAAGTTGAAGATGTTGTTAGCGAAATTCCTCCAGTAGATGATGAAAATAAAGACACAGATGATGACGATGATGATGAAATTAATTTACCAGAAGAAGAAAACTATGAAGAGGAATTAGAAGATGAAGAAGAGGAAGATAAGTTTGAAGAAGCAGTTAAAGTATTAAATAAAAAACTTCTTCCTGTAGCAGAAAATGCAAAATTTGTTGGTCATAGAGCCAATAAAAATGTAATGGAAGCAGCTCAAAAACCAGATACATCATATAATACAAACGTGCTTAAACAAACACACTTATATTATATCAATGAAGGAAAGAATATATCGGATTATAGATATCCTATTGCTGATGTTATTGATGGCACAGTATATGCGATTCCACAAGCATTACATAAGATGGTAGAAATGTTTAATAATCCATCTATGGTTAAGAAAATAGCAATGAGTAATAAAGGAATTGTAAAAATTGCTAGAGCAAGATTAGCAGCTTATCTTGAAGCTATGGGTCAACCAGTACCATGGAAAAATAAAAAGAAAAGTAATTTAGTTATTTCTGAACATGCTACACTTCTATCTATTTGCCATAAGAGAGAAGCGCATAATCCTTCCAATATTTTAAAGAAAATTAGAGAAGATATGCAGAAATAATCTTTTAACCTAATTTTCTTAAAAAGGTGGGATTAGTATGAGAAATGAAAAAAAGGTTAAAATACAGATAACATCATCTGGAATGTTAAATTGTTTTGGGTATCAAGGGTTAAGAACACCTGCTCATGCAGAATTATTTGAACATCAATTAGCTGTATTAGAACAAATGGGTGTTACTTTTAATATTCTTAGAGAAGTTCAAAAAACAGAATCTGCTAAAAAAGAAACAAAACAATCAGAGAACAAATAACGGGCCTTATTATTATTTATTAAAAGCCCAAACATATTGTTCAATTTATTATATGGAGGTTTTTATTATGAAAACAAAAAAATTAGTGTTTGGTTATTATGGCGGAGAAAAAAGTGTTCTTACTGCCGAAGGAATGTCTAATGAAGATATTACTAATATCTGTAATCGTATTGCTAATGCTACACAACCGTATGTTGTATTAGATATTCCTACATCTAAAAATGATATTTTGCTTATTAATAAACCCCAACTTCTTTTCTTCTATGCTACAGATGGGTATGAAGATAATAAGAAAAATATGACAGAAGAATAATCAAATAACGTTAGGACTGACCATTACGGTCAGTCCTAACTTTTTAAGTAGAAAAATATGAAAGGAGTTTATTATTATGGATTCAAATATCATCATTACTGTTTTTTTATTTTTTGTATTATTTATTATTATATGGTTTTTAAGACCTATTGTATGGAAAAATAATTTAGAAAATTTTCTTAATTTAAATAAAATATTAGATTTTGAAGTTGAAAAATATGTATCGCAATATTTGGCAACACAAGCTGTTCATGATTTACTTGTAGGTGATGTATCTCTTAGTGTAAAAGAATATAATCATATTTTAATGGATGGTTGTGTATACGTAGTAGAAAATTTAACTAAACATATTAGAACATTATTATTGACATTTTATACTAAAGTAGAACTACAAGAATTTATTATAACATATGTAAATATAAAGATAGATGAAACATATACTATATCATCCTTAGAACCTATTGAAGAATATGAAGAAGAGAACGGGGGAGTAAATAATGTCGTTAGCAGATAAGGCAAAAGATTTACTTCTGCGTATTAATAAATCATCTGACCTCATTGGTGACTTAGATAAGAGAGTATTAAAACTTCAAACTAAAACACCATTGGATCCATATAAGAAAAGAGATATTATCGAACTTATAAAGGCTACAGATAATAAGAAAGATAATATTGGAAATATTATGGATCAGCTTACAAAAGAAATGGCAGGAGCAGCACCAGCTAGGTCAAGAATTAATATGTATGAAAGTATGCGTGATATTAAGAAAAAAATGCCTATTCTTATGCGTGCTACACGTATTTGGGTTGACAATATTTTATCACCAGATGATATTAATAAAAGATCTTTTAAAATTACAATAAACGATGAAACAGAAATTAAAAAAGAAGAATATGCAGATTTGATTAGAGAATTTAGAGATTATGTAAAATATTTACAATTAGAAAAACAAGCAGATGGTATTATTACAACATCACTTATTGAAGGTGATGTGTTTTTAGAAATTACAACACAGGAAGAAATGTTTACACAAGCATTAAAACTTAATAATATTAAAATACGTGATGACGCTAGTGTTAAACTTCGTAATGTAATCAGTGAAGCAGAAATACAATTTATAGAAACACCAGAATTACTTTATACTAATAATATGTCTAATTTAAGAATACATGAAAATTCAGAATTTGAAGAATATATGGAAAAATTTGTTGAAACAGATAAAGAAATTGTTAATAAATTTTTAAGAGAAGATAAAAAAGATGATAAGGATAAGAAAAAAGAAGACAATGATAAGGATAAGAAAAAAGAAGATAAAGAAGAAGAAAACGATAATGAAATGCAACCCGAAGCATATGAAAAATTATCTACAGATCCATTTAATGTTCGTATAGCACAATTAAAAGCAGAGAATTTAGCTATTCAAGATATTGTATTACAAACACTGGATTCTAGAAAAGTTATTATATTACATAAAAATAAATGGATTATGGGTTATCTTTATGTAGATAGTCCAGCTACATCTTCTAAAGATAGAGAAATATTTCCAGAAGAAAGAGCACCATCTGAAACGTTAATAAGAAAATTATATGGTCAAGTAAAACAATATTTATCGACAAAACAAATTCAAGAAGTTCCAGAAGAATTACATGAGATTATTACTAAGGTGTTAATGAATTCACCAGATCAACAAGTTATGGTTAGATATATACCAATTAATAATATACAACATTTTAAAAATCCAAGTATGGAAAACGAACCATACGGAGAATCTTATTATGTTGATTTATTATTTATTATTAAATTATATCTTGCTAGACTTACATCTTCTACATTATATCGTATAGCAAGAACAGGTAAACATCTTGTATTTTATATTGATGTTACTAATACACATGATGCGAGAAAGAGAATTGAATCTGTTAAAAAATCTGTTAAGAAAAGAGAAATTACTGTAGATTCATTAGGTACTATGGATGCTGTTCCTACTATTATGTCTACCTTTGAAGATTTTTATATTCCTACTAAAGGTGGACAACGTATGGTTGATATAGAATCTTTGGAATTAGGTAATATGCAAGATGTAGCAGATGGTGATGTTTTCTTTCTTAAAAATATTTTAACAGGTATAGAAATTCCACCTTCTTATTTAGGTGTAGAAGAATTTAATTCTACTAAAGCTACATTATCACAAGAATCTATGATCTTTGCTAGATCTATTATTAGATTACAAAAAATATTTAGTGAACAATTTACAGAACTTTTACAAAAAATTTATCGTATTATTCATAAACGTAAATCAAATCCATTATATTTAGATATTCTTTGTACATTTGCACCACCATCATCTATTAATGTAGAAAATGTTAGTTCTTATTATAATAAAATTAGAGGTCTGTATAATGACCTTACAGAAATGGGCTTACCAGATGATTATGTACGCAGAAGATATTTACCTGAAATAGAATGGGATACTATTATGTTAGAAGAATTACAACGTAAAAAAGTAGACGATGAAACAGAAATGGGAGAAACAGGTTTTGAAAATCCATTTAATTCAGGTGATATGAGTTTTGGTGGTGAAGAAACAGGATCAACTGGAAACAAAGAAAAAAGTGGATCTAATGAATTTGGTTTTTAAGGAGGTATTTATATTATAATGGATAAATTTGAAGAATTTATTAATAAACAACATCAAAGTATAGATGAAGTATTAGATGATTTTACAGAAGATACTTTTTTTAATTTAACTGTTAGTGAAACTATAAGAGAAGATGTTTTAGAAAAAACATTAGATAGATTTCAAACAAGACTACAACAATTTGATCTTAAAAAAACACCACAAAATAGTTCACCAGATCCTTTTAATAGTGGTGAAGAAGAATCAAATGAAGATTCTTCTTTAGTTCAAAGTAATGAAGATCCTTTTGCTTCTAATAATAATAATACATCAGATCCTTTTGATGGTAATTCAAATAATGACCCATTTGCTAATACAGATACAAATACGGATCCATTTTCAAATGCTAATAGTAATGATCCTTTTGCTTCTAATAATAATACAGAAGATCCTTTTGCTTCTAATAATAATACAGAAGATCCTTTTGGTGGAACAGATGATTTAAATTTAGGTTCTGAAGACCCATTCGCGTCCGGAAATAGTGGAGAAGGTAACATGTCACCAGATTTTAATCCGGAACAAAATATGGAAGATCAAAAAGATCGTTTAGTATCTAATGTAAAACAATTAATGCAATTAAGAGATTTGATAGATGAATTAAGTTCTACAACATCACATCCAAAATTTTTAAAAATTAATCAACATGTTAATAAATTATTATCTGCTATTGCGGATACAGGTGATAGTATAATGGATAGACCAGATTTAGCAGAACTTAATGATGAAATGGAACAATTTGTAGCAGACGCAGTAGAAGAAGCAAAACAAAAAATTGAAGAAATTAAACAAAAAGATAAAGAAAAAGATCAAAAAACAGAACCCAGACAATTAGAAGAACCAGAACAAAATAATGAAATACAAAATAATCAATTTAATCAAGAACCACAATTCAATTCAAATATTGGGGGGGCGTCGTTATAAATGTATCTTTTAAATGAAAGTTACTTTACGCCTTCAAGCGGACAAACACAACTACTTGAAAGCGAATCCCGTGGATATGGTATGCCAAAAGTTAGAATATCTACAGTATTACAAACATTAAATGAATGTAATAAAAATAAAAGAATATATCCAGGTTATCTTTTAGAAAAAGCATTAAATGAAATTAAACCATTATTTAAAAGTAGATCGTTACTTGGTGAATTAGATCATCCATTAGTATCTGGTAATGATGATGCTGATTCATATAGACATTTTGTGGTTTTATATGAAAGAGCATCACACATTATAGAAGATATGTATATCGATGGAAATACATTATACGGTGTTGTAGAAACAAGTTTAACAGAACCTGGATTTAAAATGGCAGGACTTATTATGGATAAGGTACCTGTCGGATTCTCTTTAAGAGCTATCGGCGAATCTAAAACACGTTCAGATGGAATAACAGAAGTTACAGCTCCATTTAATGTTATCACATATGATTGTGTAAGTAATCCAAGTCATGCTAAAGCTAGAATGGTTAAAGTTGTTTCCGAACAATTTAAAAATTTTAATGAAGGTATTAATAATGTTTATTTTGAAAATGATGTTATTTGTGATAGAAGTTCTTTATTAAAAGAAACTTTTAATATTCCACGTGAAAAGAACTTAGAACAAATAGTAGAGAGTCTTGAAAAGAAAATTAAAGGTAATAGATTATTAGAAGGCAGTAATTTAACAGAAGCTGCTAAAAAATCATTAGATAAAGATATTGATAAAATGGTAGTTGGTTATTTAGGTGAATTACCTGATTATAATACACCTGGCGTTATAGATTTTCTAGATGAATATATAAACGCTAAAGCACCCGTAGAAGATATTTTTGATAAGTATTTAAAATCGTAGAAAAACTAAACCTATCATAGTTTAGTTTTTTGAATATATTATTATCAGAAGGATTAAGATAGAAGATAGAAGAAAAATGTAAAAGATAGAAGATAGAAAACCTTCAAACAAAAGCAAGTAATTTTAATTAAAACTTTTGGAGGTTTTTACAATGAGTAATTCGTTTAATCAAATGAAGGGTCTTTTAAGAGAAACAGAGCAATTTATGGGTAAGCATGGTGCTCACCCTATTTCGGATTTCCAAACTATTCTTGCTGAAGATTCTTTATTTGAACTTTATGCTAATAGTTTATCCGAAGGTCTTAGTGGAACAATGAAAGAAGAATTTGACGTATACTCTGAACAAGTTAGAAAAGGTATGCTGTCAGAAACTGTTTATGGATTTAATCCTGTTGCTCCACTTGTTATGCCTATTTTCCGTAGAATGTGGCCACAGCTTGTTGTGCGTGAAGCACTTACAGTTATGCCAATGGATCAATTGGTCCCTTCACTAAGTAATTAGTGTCGAATAAGCTCGTGAATTGCTGGGAACCCCTAAGAGCCTAAGAAGCTACAACGCAAGGAGCAATCCTAATCGTGAATGCGACGAAAGTAGAAAAAATTCTTAGGATAAATATAAGGCGCAAGCCTAAGTATTTTATACAATGGGCAATCAGCAGCCAAGCCTCATAATGTGAGGAAGGTTCAACGACTATCCCGGAAGGGAGTAGGGGAACCTGGTGACAGTAATCCTCGAAGTGCGAGCACCCCAATAAAGTAATACGGGGATATGATATAGTCTGTGTTATTTAACAATAGTCGAAAGACAAAATTGGAACTCTTATAATGGGTTATAACCCAAACTCATGCGAAACACATCTAGAACAAATAATAGAGATATTATTTGGGAAGGGGGTGTGTTCAATGAGTGAAATGGTCTCTCATACGATTGAGATAAAGATGAATAAAACTATGCGTCGTTATTTGGATCAGTGTTTTGGTTATAATAGATATTGTTGGAATAAGATGTTAGCAGAAAACAATAGACGGCAAGAAACCAAAGAAAAATATAAGTTCAGTGATTTGAGTAAGTTTCTTAATGAAACCCAACAAGAGTGGGAATTAGAAATGCCTTCCGCGATTCGTGTAAGTTCATATAAACATTTATATAATACGTTTAAACATTTTTGGAAAGGGATTACAAATTATCCTAAATTCAAACAGAAAAAAACATCTCAGCAATTTTTTAAATATTCTGTTGAAGATGGAAAACGTATTATTTGGAATGAAGATTACACTAAGTTTAAAATTAATTGTGGACGTCAATTTTCTTTTCCTCAAAAATATCGTTGGTTCAAATTAACAGAACATATAGGTTTTAATGGTGAATTGAAAGAAATATGTTTTTTCAAAAAAGCCGGAAGATATTTTGCTAATTTTCAAATCCAACTTAACCAACCACGTGGTCAAACTACAGCTAAAGATACTGTTGGAATTGATCTTGGTATTAAAACATACGCTACATTATCTGATGAAACTATATATAATCTTCCAAAAAAGAAATTAAAAAAAATGGAAAAAAAGATAAAGTTTTATCAAAAACGTATGTCACGTAAATATAAACAAGGTCAACAACAATCTAATAAGTATCTAAAAACGAAAGCCAAGTTTAATAAGCTGTGGTGGAAAATAACATGTCTCAGGAAAGAGTTTCTTCATCAAACTACTACTGATATTTGTAGAAAGTTCAAAACAATTGTAGTTGAAACTTTAAAACCTTTAAATTTTAGAAAAAATAAAAAAATGGCTAAACATATACAAAATTTGTGTTGGGGTGAATTTATAAGAATTTTAAAATATAAATGTGCTTCGCATGGCAATAATTTCATACAAGCAGATTTATTTTATCCATCGACGCAATTATGTAATTGTTGTGGTCATAGATTTAAAGGTATTAATAAGTTGAAATTACAAGATAGAATCTATAAATGTCCAGAATGTGGTAATGAAGAAGATAGAGACATTAACGCTGCCAAAAATCTTAAACTTTATGGTAGTCGTATGTTGGCTGGGTTACAGCCATCTTGGAGAACTTGGGAGAGTTAGTAAGACTACGGTTTTTTTCGTAGCAGACTCGTTATCACTAAGTTGAACAGACCAATATGTATTTCACATATATAAGAGTTTGTATAACAGAAGCCCGAAATCGTTCATGCTTTCCTTATGGCAGTAGCAAAAATCGGTGGAACAGAATACGAACTTCCTAATATTAATCAGCCTGTTTCTATTGCGCAGCCTTTTGGAGATCTTTCCACAGAACTTCCTCCATATGAACTAGACGTTCCTTCTGCTGTAAACCTTCTTGAACTTAATGGGTTTACTAATGCTAATGCGCACCTTGCTCGCGATGTTAATATCGTTGGTGTTGAAAGAGCAGATGGTACTACAGAAGAATTCTTTGCTGAACCAGATGATGATGGTAATTTCTCTTTTGATATTCAGTGCGGTGCATACATGGATTATGTCCATGGTAATATTGATTACTTTAATGGTGTTATTTCTGTTTCTAGTACACGTAGTGGAGAAACTGGGGATAAAGTTGTTAAAGTGGTTGTGGTTGGCAGTATTACACAAGCAGAAGAACTTATTGCTCCTAAGATCAGCTTTAAGCATTTAAAGGTTAGATTAAATGCTATCGACCATGAAGTGCAAGCGGAGTGGACAATTCAGTACGAACAAGATGTGAAAGCGTATTTCGGTGCGACTCGTTCTATAATGAAAAGTTATAGCATAGCAGCATAATAGCTGCTATGAACTGGTAATTCTTTGCTCAAATGATGCGGGGTAGTTCCGCGAAGGGGCACACTAATACTCCGACTGGGATAGAAGCTGTTAGGCTGAAGTTTCAGAAGCTCGGTGAAGGCGGCAGAAGTATACCCTAAGGTTCGAAAGAATACAGGAAAGCATCCTAGAGGTAGGATGTGTATATAAGATGCCGGGTGCTGGTTTAATATGGTGAGAATGTATATAAATACTGACGAACTTCCGAATGAAAGGGTCTTGAAGGCTAGGCTATAGAAATGTAGTCTCACGAGAGTGGCTGAATAGGATGAGTAAAAACCGAAGTTATGAAAGTCCTCTTTATCTACGGATAAATGTAATTCAGCAGGCCCATAGGAAGCACCTAAGTTAAACCTATAGGAGAATTATCGGAACGAGGAAAGCCACAAGCAGTTGTAACAGGTGCTAACACACCTAACTGTAATATAGGGGAACCGACGGGGGAAACTATATGTATTGTGGTGAGAGCGGGGGCACGACTGTTGAAGCTCTTGTAATGAGAGTGGAGGAACAGCCCCTAGTTATATAACAAATACAAAACAAATTAAGAAAATAACAGACGAGCCGAGTGGCAACAAACAATGCTCCTTTTGAAGTATGAAAGGGGATACTGTTATAACTCTCTTTGAGAAAATAACATCAAATGAAAATATTAACCTAGCAATACTTACTCTTAAGAAAAATAAAGGATCCAAAACACCAGGGATTGACGGATTAACATACGATAAATTCATTGACAAGTATCCAGTTACAACAGAATATATAAAGCAACAAATACTAGATTTTAAACCGCAACCTGTCCTTAGAAAAGAAATACCAAAACTAGATGGAAGTATGAGACCATTAGGCATTCCAACAATTAAAGATCGAATTATACAAATGTGTTTCAAGCAGATATTAGAACCAATATGCGAGAAACAGTTTTATAATAATAGTTATGGATTTCGACCTGAACGAAGTGCCGAGAACGCTATAGCTAAAACATACTTTCATATTAATAGAGCCAAACAACAATTTGCTATTTCCGTAGATATTAAAAGTTTCTTTGATACCGTAGATCATAGCGTGCTATTGAAGAAATGTTGGGCTATAGGTATACAAGATAAACGAGTAATTAAATGTATATCCTTAATGCTCAAAGCGGGAGTAATGGATAATAATAAAATATTACCCACTAGAAAAGGGACACCACAAGGTGGCATAATATCCCCATTACTAGCTAACATATATCTAAACAGTTTAGACTGGTTTGTATCTAAACAATGGGAAACAGCAAAAACTAAATACCCATACGCAGAAAGCGTTGGACATGGACAAGGAAACAAAATACAATCACTTAGGAAATATAGTAAACGACTAGAACAATATATAGTCAGATACGCGGATGATTTTGTAATATTTTGCCCGGACAGGCAAACAGCGGATAAGGTTTATAAGATAACTAGAAACTATATTGAAAAAGAATTAAAACTAAATGTCAATGAACAGAAAAGCAGAATTGTCAATTTACATAAAAAGTCAATGAAGTTCCTGGGATTCAGAATTAAAGCAAAATCAAAAGAGGGTAGGTATGTAGTAACATCTAATGTGGCAGAAAAATCATTGGATAAGGTGAAACAAAAACTTGTAACAAAAGCTAAACAAATAATCAAAAATCCTAATCCAAGAGAAGCTATTGTTTACAATTCTATGATACTTGGAACAATTAATTATTATAGAATGGCCACTGAGGTTAATAGAAATTTAAATCGTCTGTGCTTTCAATTATGGCATCAGCTAAAGAAAAAGTGTCGCCTTAGGAAAGAAAGATCTAAAGCATCCAAGTTAAAATTTCCATCCCTAAAAGATACGAGTTTAACTAATATGTGGATTAGCGACGTTAACATATATCCACTATATGCTACACATAAGAAACCTATGCACAAAACGGGGAAGGAAACTAATCAGTTAAAGAAAAATGAACAAATATTATTTGATAAAATTACTGATGAATGGACTGCTTTAAGATATCAAGTCTACAAAAGAGACAAAGGTAGATGTTCTTTCACTAAGAAGTTCGTTGAGTTGGATGAATTCCAAGTTCATCATATAGTCCCATTAAAAGATGGGGGACTTAATGAATTGAAAAATTTAACAACAATATGCGAAGAAGTTCATAGGAAATTTACTAAGGAACTTCACACATAGCTTTAGCTATCTCAATGAGAGAAAGTATTAATTGTTTTGGAATTGTTATATGATGGCACGCCGTATGCGGTGAAAGTCGCATGTACGGTGTAGGTCAGGGGAAAATCCTAATACGAAAGTAGCGGGATTACCTATTGACATACCTTGACGTTCAGTCGCAGCTTGTTGATACTTTTGGTAAGACAGTTGCTATGGATATCGACCGTAGACTTCTTCATAAGATTATGAATGAGACACGTAGGTTCAATCCTACATCTTGTGGAACTGGTGCTATTGGTGATAGGTTTACATTCTCTAAGACACCTCAAGGTAATTTCGCATGGGGCAAGAAAGAATGGTTAAGCCAAATTGTTCTTCCATTAAATGATCTATCTGCTAAGATCTATACAGATACTAATATCGATGTAGCAAACGTTATTCTTTGTAATCCTATAGACCTAGCACTTATTAAATCTATGGGTGACTATAGATTTAAGGGTAATGTTAAAGGCGGGGAATTTGGAGAATCTCCATTTGTTGGTACTCTTGATGATGCTTGGAAAATTCTTTCCAGTCCGATTATTCCTCAAGGTCATATGCCTGTTCTACTTCAACCTGATAATCCTGATAGCGCAGTATTTGTATTTGCTCCATATAGACCACTTACAATTACTCCTTGGCCTCTTGGTCGTAAACCTTCAATGTCCTTCATTAGTCGTTATGCTTGCCGTTTCATCAGACGTGAAGGCGTTGGTGTTGTTAGAATCGTTGATTAATTTATTTTTTAAATTAAGCGTGCCCTGTAATGGGGCACGCTTTTTATTTTTTTCTATTTTTAAGATAGAACAAAGTCTAGTATACTATTATTATTAAAGGAGGTGATTTATATGCCTACATATAAAAATAATACACGTAAAAAAATATATTTATCATCTGGCGTAGGATATGTAAATGCAGGAGATACAATTAAAACTAATGTATATGAAACAAATCCAGGTTTAGATTTAGAATCATATGAACCATATACAAAAAAAGTTGTTTTATATTGTGAAGATATAACGATAGATGCGTTAGATGAAATTATCATATCTATCCCACATCCAGAAAATAATAAAGATACTTTCTTTTTAACTATTAATATGATTTCTAATCCTGTTACATTATTTTTAGATTTATCTGAAGGTGCTGTTGGATTATTTATCGATGATAAAACATATTTTCATGAACCATTAAATTGGCGAGAACGAGCATGTTTTAAATTAAAAAATTTAAGTGATACGTTAACATCTACAATACGTATTTGTGCTACATCATATTAAAAATAATAATTATATAGGAGGATTTTTTATGTTTTCAAAAGATATGCCACAATTTCAAGCATTTGAATTACCCAAATGGGAAGTATTAACACCTCATACTTTACAAAAAATATCTATGAAATCTTTATTAGTGCAACAAGAAGAAGCATTAAAGACATCTGCTATATCTACAACAAAAATGTTAGAATTAATTAATAAAATTATTTTTGATTGTATGGACACACATGAAGCTCCATTTGATACAATGGAAAACTTTATGAAAAGTTTAACATTAGCAGATAGAGAAGCATTAATTTATGGTTTAGTTGTTGCATCTTATGGTGAAGAACAAGATTTTAATGTTACATGTTCTGTATGTAGTAAAACATTTACAGAGAAAGCAAATTTAACACAGAATGTAGATATTAAAATTTATCAAGATAAAGGTGCTATTATTCAAAAGAAAGTTGATGTAGAACTTCCTATTAGTAAAGCAATTGCTACTCTTCAAATGCCTACTCTTTGGGATGAATATATTTTTGCAAATAGTAAAGGTGTTTCTCCAGATGTTTTACGTAAAGCAGATGATTATCTTACAGTTAAAACATTAAAAATTTTAGCTAAAGATGAAAAAGAACCAGAAAAGACAAAGTATCTTATTATAGATAATGTATTTGAAATTTATGCTTATATGAGAACAATGTCTGCTAGAGATCGTAAAACAATTTATAAAGAGTGGAATACAGTATTTGGAGATTGTGGTGTTAGAGTACATATTCCCACATTATGTCCACATTGTGGGAATCGAGGTGAAATGTTTATCAATATGGTAAACGAGCTTTTTCGCCTATCACAATAATCCTAAATTACAATACGAATTTAAAAAATTAAGTATAGAAAGAATAGGTTTATATATTACATTATTTAATGGTGAATCTTGGGCTTCATGTCAACAAATACCAGTTGCTGTTTTTTCTAAATTATTACTTTGGCGTATTAAACATGAAGAAGAAAAACAAAAGAAGATGAATGAAGAAATAGATAAACATAAAGTTCAACAAAAACAAAAATCTTCATCTAAATTAAGTGATTATAAATAAATATTAGGTGCTCTCGTTTGAGGGCACCTAATATTTTTTTAAGGAGTGTTTTTTATGAGTCAAATATTTTCAGTACTAAGTGTTATTAAGACATATTGGTTATTATATCCAGATTATACATTAGGTGAAATTTTGACAAATGCTAGTCTAGAAGTATTGAATGATAAGGATTGTTCTAAATTAAGTGATGAAGAACTTGTAACATATTTACGAAAATCATTTATCAAAAGATATGAAAATGTAGTGTAATATTTTCATAGTGGGGGGTTTAATATGAAACAAATTTTATTAGGTTGTTTACCAGAAATTTCCTCCACTGGAGATTTCTATTGTTCTAAAGATATCGAAGTAATATTACAATCTATTTTTATTATATTAAATACTAAACCTGAAAGTAGAGTTTGGCAGCCTAAATTTGGTTGCAAACTTAAAGAATATATCTGGGATCTTATGGATGATAAAACTATTTCAAATATGACTTCTGATTTAGAAAATGCGTTACGTATGTGGGAACCTAGAATAGATATTACTAAATTAGAAGTTAAACCTATTCAAACAACAACAGAACCTAAAGTTGAAATAGAAATAGCATTTACATTTGATCGAAAAGACTATACTCATGTTTTTTCTATGACAGCAAATAAAAATATGATGGATATGTCTGTATATGATTTAAAAATTACATCATAAGGGGGTTGGAAATTATAATGCAACCCATTATTAGGTTAACAAATTATATAGAAGAATACAAAGATTTAGTATATAAATATTATTCAAAAGTTAATAATATTGTATATGCTACATATTATCAATTAGATCATACAGAAACCACTTATGATCCACATTATGTAGCAACATATCATAAAACAGGTGAATATTCTGGTAGAAAATATAATAAAATACATACTACTCCATTAATATTAATTCAACAAGTATTACCTATATTGGATGGTTCTGAACGTGGTGTTACATATGAAAATACAATAACTGCGTTTTCAATAGATCCTTCTGTAGGTTTAGCTCCACATGTTGGTGATATTATTGAATTTAAAATTAGCGAAGATTATGCTATTTGGGAAGTAACAAATATAGAATTATCAAGTACATTAGAAAAACCATATTATAGATGTAGTGTAAGATTAATAAATAGACGATCTAATTTTGATGATCAAATTATACATGAATATATGTATATAGAATATGCAAAAAAAATATATAATTTAGAAGATGCTATAAATTTTATATATCTTATGAGTAGACATACACAACTTGTACATTTTTTAAATAGTAAGAATTGTTATAATCATAATTTAGCATATCACATATATAAAAATAGATGTTTTCCTGAATTAGAAACTATTTTAAGTACATTAGAATCCTTAACACCTGTAGGAAATATTTTTATGATACATGATTATAAAACAGAAGTACATCCTCAAAGTATTTTTATGTTGTTATGTTTACCTAAATTATATGATATCTCTAAAGAACCATTGTTAACATATAAATATCCAAATAATAAAATTAATAAAAGATTAGATGTTTATATAAGATATCAAGAATATATTACATCAGATGATATTGTATTAGTTCCTATTCCAAAAGAAAATTTACAAAATCAAAAATTAGATGGTCATGTGTCTCCATATATAAAATATCATTTATTATATGGTGCAAAAAGAATTAATAGTTTTGGTTTTCATGATAGAACATTTGATTTAGATACACCATTAGAAGAAACAACAGAACATATAGTATATGGTGAACTTTGGGCAGATCAATTATTTGATACAACTAATATAGAATTTTTTACCTTATTATTATATGATTATTTGAAAGATCCGGATACATTTATGAACACATATACAGATCCTGTAGATGATTCTATAATAGCTAATTTAATAGATGAATGGATTTTATATCTACATACTAATATAGAAGTATATAGATATGAAAATAAAATAGCAACAAATTTATTAGAAGCTGTTATTGAATTTTCTATTGTATCTAATAAATTAATTAGTTTGTTACACAAGGATGGTGTTATATTATCATGATTATTAATAGTTCTGAAGTATCATTAAAAAAATTAGATGAATGTTTAAAATCATTAGAAATACCTATCGAAATATTTAAACAATTATTACGTTGCGTTATAAAAAATGACTTTTCAGAATTGAATGATCCAGTTATACAATCTAGATATAGAGATTGTCATGATAGAGTTCAAAAACATATTACAAGTGTAGTATATCAAGATGTTTATTCTAATGATGGTTCTTATGAAAATTTTATTACATTTTTAATTCAAGTGTATGCTGTAATAGATACATTAGTAGAAGGACGTTTACATATTTCGGATATATCTAAACAAAATGAAGAGATTGTAAATATATTTTTAGAATCTTATGGTTTTGATATTCATCGTATTTTTGATTCTGATGCTAATATGGAAATAGCAAAAAATATTTATTATAATTTAAGAAGAAAAGGTACACCAGAAATTATTGAAACTATGTTACATCATTTAGGATTTACTCATTTTCAAATAGTAGAATATGTATTAAATAAAAAAGGTGGTAAACCTTTTATATTTACAGGTAATTTACAAGTAGACATAGAAGGACCTCCAGAAGCTCAATGGGGTAGGGAACCTATATATACAGATACAGGTATTACAGGTTCAAAAGGTGGTAGATGGATGTTAGTACCACATAAAGTATTAGAAACACAAGCATCTAAAAAATGGAAATTTAGAGTTAATACATTATTTGTAAATGAATTAGATGATCCTCTATGGTGGTTGGATGAAGATGATTTACATAATATTTATAATTCGTTCTTAGAGGAGGGTTTCTAATGTATTGGCCAACACATACTTCTTATTTTTCTATCGCTTCTTTTATTAGTAGCGATATGAATATGAAAACTGCTATTGCATTGGATATAATAAGAAAACATTTTAATAACTTAAAATTTAAAGGTGAAAACATTAATTTGATTGCTGTTTCTGGCTATGGAGATTTTATTACATTTGATGAGTTATGTCAAGCAATATTATATACATTTGATCAATTGTATGGGCCTTATCCTCCTTGTCCAGATATGATATTTGGAGAAGCATTAATTGGTTGGAATAGAGAAGTAAGTAATCCATCTATAGATATTCCTATGGCATTACGTTTATTTGAACAATTAACTGCTCCTGCTGTTAGTCATCAAGATAAATGGACTCGTATGGAAACAATAGAAAAACTTTTTTATAGATATTATCAAGATGATGAAAAACAAAGATTTTTTACTAAAGATGATTCTGTTTGGGAAAATAGTCCTTTTAAAAAATGGGTTATTTCTCAAATAGATGGAATTAAAGAATCTATAGAACATAATGATAATTTTTATAAAGATATTGTATTACCAGAAAAAAAATATTTTTTTGATATTAGACCTAATGCTACAAGATATGATTCTATGTATACAGCTACAGGTAAAGAATTAGCTTTAAGAAATTTCAATGAAGCAGTATTAACAGCAAATAAATTTTATCTTAAATTATTAAGTTGTTTAGAACAATTATTATATTCTTATACTAAACAATTATTTCCTCTTAAATTATATGCTATTGTAGGACATTTGTTTCATGTATATATTAGAGTTGTAGTAGAATTTTTTAAACCTTGGCACGCAAAATTATTAGAAAGAGCACCTATTTTACAATTTGGAAATGATATATTTGATTCTACTGTAGTAGGTGTTGAACAAAAAATAAAAATAAAAAGACAGTTTATTGAAGGTGTTTTTCATAAAATATTTAATGATGAAAAACAAACTGTAACTAGATATGATAAAGAACATTTATTATTTAAAGATAGTTATAGACATCAGTTAGAAAGTGAATTTTTAGATGATCCTTCTATACCTGGATTAGGATTATATATGTATAATGATACAATTGATAAATCTATAAGTACAGCATTATATTATCCCTTTTCTAAATATTATATTCAACATATAAATAATTTAGGATCTAATGATGTGAATTGGGTGTTACCAGATCATGTATTAGTAACACAATGGGCAAATTATATGCAAATGTTGATTGATATAGATGAACCTGAACCTGAGCCCGAAATGTTTTTATACGTAGCGCATGTGGCAAATTATTCTATCAAAAAATTTGATATGGACGGAAACTTTATATTGCAATTCGGTGAAGCAGGAACAGGTGACGGACAATTTCAATATAGTAATAGGTTGGCAATAGACAGTGAAGGAAATATTTACGTATCGGATAAAAGTAAGAAATGTATACAGAAGTTCGATCCC